CCTTGCGGCGCGCATCGCGTCTGGTGCATTGTCCGCTGCTGTGGTGACTGCAGTGTTCGCGTCGGCAATCATCCGCGTGTTGCGTAACCCGAAGGGGCTACGCCAGCGTACGGAGTCGATTGACGACTACTCCATCACGGAGACAGTGGACACGACAGCATCTGCCGGCGCGATCTACTTGTCTGATGATGAGTGGGATCTACTCGCGCCAGGGTCGACTGGTGAGGCGTTCACGATTCGGTCCTATGGTGAGCCTGGTCATCGTTATGGTGCATGGGTTCATCCTGACCAGTGGGTGCCGTACTCATGACGGCGCCATCAGTGGTCATGGAAGGGCGTGCTGCAGCTGAAGCCCTGATGGGTGACGTATGCAAGGTGACGCGCATTGATGACACGGGCGATCCTGTCGTCTTGCCTGATGGGTCTGTTGGGTATCCGCGTGTGACCGTGTGGGGGCCTGGTGTTCCTGACGATGGCGGTGGGCGTTGCAAGGTGACGTCGGGGCAGTCCGCGAACGTTGCTGATAGTCCCACGGTTGGCGGTCACGCCTACCTGGTGGAGCAGCAGATGATCCACCTTCCGGTGTCGTCTCAGTGTCTGCCAGATGATGAGGTGGAGATCCTTGAGTGCAATCTTGACCCCGATCTGGTTGGCCTGACGTTCCGTCTGTCGGAGAAGCCGCGAGGGCGCTTCAAAACGGCTGACCGTTGGTCTGCGGATTTGGTGACGCGATGAGTGACGGTGCTGAGGAACTGCGCGGGTATGCCCGGGATCTTGGTGTTGTTGCGATGCATCTGACGCCGAAGGTCGCTGAGGTGATGGAGCGTGGCGCGGTTGAGATTAAGAAGCAGATGAATGCTGATCTTGCCGGGTCGCGTCACTTCAGGGGCATCGCAGGTTCAGTGAACTATGACCGCAAGGTTGGGGCCGGTTCGGTGGATTACGAGATTGGCCCTGACAAGGGGTCTCATGGTGGCGCGCTGGCGAATGTGGCGTACTTCGGTACGTCTCGCGGCGGCGGCACGGTGGACCTTGAGGGGCCGTGGCGTGCTGAGGCGGAGATCATCGCTGATCAGATTGACGCGCTGATGGGTAGGGAGGTTGGTGGGCTGTGACAGTTCATGCTGACTTTCTTGCTCGCGTGTCTGGGATTGTTGGCCCGGTTGTCGTCTTCGACGAGAAGGTGCCCGCGAAACCGCCTGCAGCGTATGTGCTGGTGAGTGCGATCAATCCGCGTCCGATCTCGCGTTCTCTGGCACGGTCCCGACATGGGTCGGATAACCGTTGGCGCATCACGGCGGTGTCCAACGAGCCTGTTGGGGTTCGGTCCATCTCCTCATCCCTGGATTCGTTGGACGGCTCTCGTGTTAGCGGGCAGCGGGTCGAGGAAGTGGACACGGGGATGGGGATCACGGAGGACGCTGACGTGATCGTCAACGGATTCCCGGTCTGGTACACCAAGCGGGATTTCCGGCTGCCGCAACCCATCTAGACAACCGCATGAGTAAGGCCCTCGTCGCATCCGCGACGGGGGCCTTACTCATGCCCGGAAACAGGAGGTGCGCGCATGTTCGTGCGCGTCAAGGACAAGGACACGCGCCACGAGTTCGACGTACCGGAAACGGACCGCCGGATCGGGGACTGCCTGTCCCTTGTCAACAAGCCCGCCTACCCGCCATCCGTGGCGCCGAGGCGGATCAAGTACAGCATCGCTCCCGCCCGGGACGCGGTGAACACCAAGCCGTCGCCAGTCAAGGCGGCGGAGAAGGAGGAAGCCCATCATGAGTGAGATCCCCTCTACCCCCGCTGACGGCAACGTCAAGGTCGTCTTCGTGCCGGCCATCGCCGACACTGCCGCTCCGAAGCTGTCCGAACTGACCGCCGCGTCCGTCGTGGATATCAGCTGCTACCTCACGGAGTTCACCCCGTCGGTGGATGAGTCCGAGATCGAGGATGAGCGCCTGTGCTCCACGGAGACGTTCGAGCAGCCGGGCCGCATCAAGCATTCGCTTGAGGGCACCTACATCGACAACACCAACTCGCCGGATGACGACCAGAACGCTGCAGCGGAAACGCTGGTGCGTGGTGTCGTCGGGTTCATCGTGCAGCGTCGTGGCGTTCCCTTCGATACCGCGTTCGCCGCCGACCAGAAGGTCAAGGTGTGGCCGATCAAGGCTGGCGTTCAGAACTCTGTCGCACCTGAGGCGAACTCGGTGCTGAAGACGCAGCAGAAGTTCTTCGTGACCGGCAAGACGACTGATTCGGTCGTCGCTGCTTGACCGTGTGCCACGTCATGCGTGGCACACCACCTGTTCCCCGTGCGTGCGTCCTATGTGGGTGGCGCACGCACGGGGTCAAACCCACATCACCCACGAGAACGGAGGCCATCATGGGCCTGACCATCAAACGTGCAGAGCGTGACGTGGCTGTTTGCCTGGACGGGACGCTTGTCGCGCAGTATGAGGCGTTGGATCGTGAGTCCAAGCAGGTGCAGATGGACGCGAATGCTGATCCGCGCCTGAACTCGCCGCACACGAAGCGGCTTGAGGATATCAAGGCGGAGATCGCGGATCTTGCGGAGAAGCAGCGGCAGGAGACTGTCACCTTCACACTGCGTGCGCTCCCCCGTGATGTGTGGGAGCAGCTCGTGAGCGAGCATCCTGCCCGTGAGGACAACGACACTGATGAGCAGTACGGGTTCAATACGGACACGCTCTACAGCGCAGCACTCGCATACACGGACCCCTCGCGCCCCGAGGTGCGCACCATCGTGAAGGTGGCAGACCACGACGGGAAGAGCGTGGAGTTCACGCCCGCCGACTGGCCGACGTTCGCCGCTGACCTGTCCACTTCGCAGCAGAACGATTTCGTTGTGCAGGTCGCAGTCCTGAACGTCGGTGAGAACACGGTCCCTACCGTGCCCAGCGAATGGAAGCGGACCCGGCCCACCGCCGTGAAGTCGAAGTAGCTCGCTCGCTGGGAATCTCCCACCGCCGATTCCTCGGTTGGGAGCCGGTCACCCGGTACCGGCATGACGAGAATGGTCGTGTCGTGGAGTCATGGCAGGAGTCTGAATGGTCTCTGCCGGAACGCGACAAGATGCTTGCTCTCGCATACTGGGACGCAGTCTACAGGTGCCCTGTGTGTGGTGGCCCGAAATCTGAATGCCAGGGCCCGGATGCTGAACGGAAACTCAGCCTGTTCGGCCCACCTGCCCGATGTCACCGGAAGACCGGAATCCTCCGCGAGGCGGAGCGTTGGCGTGACGACAAACGCCAGTACCCAGAGGCGCTGATCCCGCAACCACGTTCGGGATGAGCGATTTTCTTATGCCCTCACGGACCTGGAGGTTCATTCACAATGGCCAATCGCACCATCACCTTGAACCTCCAGGCACGTGTTGACGGGATGCTTTCCGGGCTTCGTCGTGCACAGTCTGAGACGTCCCGTACGGCGTCGAAGTGGTCTGCGATGCAGGCTGCTATCAGGAAGAACTCTGGTGCGATCAATGATGCATCCGGGACGCTGATCAAGTCTGGTGTCGCGATGGCGGCGCCCGCGTTGCTGGCGACAAAGGCATATGCGAAGTTCGACAAGCAGATGTCTTCGGTGTCGGCTGCCACGCACGCGTCAGCAGCAGACATGAAGGCGCTGCGTGCTGAGGCGATCAAGGTCGGTTCTGACACGAAGTTCTCAGCAACTGAAGCTGGCCAGGGTATTGAGGAACTGGC